TCTTCAATTTGATAATATGTTGAACCCATTGGTAAATATTTTGATTGGTCGTATTCAAATGTAGTTCCAAATGATTTTAAAGGATAGGCATCTCTACCTTTAACTCTTATTTTTATTTTAGAGTTTGCAAGATATTCTTTTTTAAGATTTGTCAATATAACTTTATATCCTTCTTCTGCTGAGCCCGTTACCGGTGTCAAACTTCCGGTTACAAAAGAACTATCATCCCAAACTAATTCCAATTTTGGTTGATATATTGTATTGGTTTCTTTTGAAAAAAACTTTAATACACCATAATCTACAATATCTGCAGATGCAGATAAGTGGTGATGTAAAATCAATCCATTATTCACCAATGCATAACTCATATTACCAACACCAAACCAAACTTTTGAAACAAGTTCAGTAATATCCATTCTTATATCATCGGGTTCACTACTAAATGATTGTGAGGCCGAACCACTTAAATACCAAACACCACCTTCTGCATTTGCAGAACCCGTTGTTGCTCGTAAACCAAACCCTTCTTGAACATAAACGGCTGTTCCGGCCGTTGTATCATAATCTACCCATTTGTTTATACCATTTCTATATTTCCAACTTACTCCATCGGATGTTATATTATCAAATTTAGTACCAGTTCCCATTGACCAACTCGATGACAATGCATTTGCATATAATGTATAATTTAATGGAATTTCTTCGGAATTTGCAGACTTTAAGTTTAAGTATATTTTCCAGGGTCTATTAATCATTTCTCCCTCCGTTGAACCTAAATTGTTTTCTTTTAAGGATGCTGATATTTGTGTTATATCAAATTTAATTAAAGTTCTAGCAATATCAATAGTAGAACCATAATAAAGTTTACCAACTTCCAATATCTCATCCATACCCGAATTTTGTTCAGGTTGTTGAAGATATATACTTGCATCATATGATGCTGTAAAGAATTTATGCATTATATTGCCCTCCCTTTAATGTCTTTGTTAGGATATTTTACTTCGAAGATACAAGGGTCTAAGGAAGGGTAGACAATCTTTCCTTTTGTTGCTTGTTCTATATTATATTTGTTTGGAGAATAATTTCCATCTCCTCCACATAAGTTTGAAATTTTCACAGATGGTACACTCATTACTCCGTCTACGTTTGCAAGTATCAATTCAATTTCTGAAATATTAATTGGTTTATTGAATGTCCAATTATCTATATTAAAATAGTTTTGTAATTCTGTCAAACAACTTGTAATTACTTCTCTTTTGTTATAATTTGAATAACATATGATTTCAAAATCACATCCAATATTTAAAACAAAACCATTCATAATATTAACTGCATCGGTCATCATTCTATATTCACCTAAATACGTTTTAAGATTTTCTTTTACTGCACTATTTAAGTTTGTTAAATTTTTATTTGAATCAAATCCCAAAACGTACATATTAATTGCAAATGGGTTATTTATTTCATTTGTTGCCGTTTTCTTTTGGGTAAGATATTTAACCAATTCTTTTTGTATATCTTGTTTTGGCTTATCTTTTAATGAATCAACCAAATTTGTAAATTCTGCAATGTTTTGTGGGTTAGCTAAAATTGATGAAGGACTATTATTATCCATTTCACCATCTGGACTAACATATACTTTTGCAACACTACCGTATCGTTCAGGCATTGATAATGCTCTTACAATATAATCTTGTCTAGTCACTGCTCTATTTTGAGAACCAAACGTTCCCAATGCATTTTGTCTAATTTCTTCTATTGATTCACTACCTCTACCACCAGTTGCGGGTTCTAAATTTTCAACCGCTACCGATGTTTTATATGTTTGATATGTTGTTAAATTTAAAACAGATAATAAATCTTCATCATATTCAATTCTTCTTATTGATGTTAAATCACCCGTATTTATATTTGATTCAACACCCCCACCTACCAAATATTTAATTGTTATTTGTCCTGTTGGTGCGACTCCAAAAGTATTTGTTTTCAAAAAATTAGAAGGGTCTATTCCTTGATTTAATCTACTAATAGAATTACTTAGGCCCAAGCCAACATTTTTTGTATTTGGCAATATTGTTTCATCCGGTATTGAACTATTACCACTGCCAAATTGAATATCAATTGTATTATCCGAATTTGTTTTTACTGAAAATCTATGTGGTACTTTTTGAACTTCTAAAATATATGGTACATTATTTACAGACTCCGATGTATTACCATTTTTAGTAGTATTAGTTTGCTCTACAAAAATACTTTCTTGTGCCAAATATGGAACCTCATAATATTTGTTTTGTTGGTTATCTGTAATTGAAACAATTTGTATAATGTCTGTATCCGATAGTGTAACGGAGGGATAATCGGTAGATGTTATATTCAATGATGTTTCTTTAAGTTGTGCAGATATTGCTTGTACTTTTTTTGTAATTAAATATTGATTTGGAGTTCCGTTAATATCTCTACTATATACATCAACTTCTCTACTACCCGATAAAGAAAAATCAACCACATCGGTTGTTCTAAATACTATATTTGAATTTGTATTAGAATTAATTTCCATTCCTTCCTTTATTCTTAAACAATAAGAATAATCAGGCAGGTTATTTGCACCATTACCGATTGAAGGTACTAATTGATAAACTGTTAGAGTTGTCACAGCTGGTGTTGTGATTTTTGGTTTATATCCCATTGCTTGTGCCAATGCAACTACATTCTTTCTTTCACTTGCATATGCTAATAAAGATTCCTTTAATTGACTATCCTGATAAAAGGAAAGAACATCTCCTATATAAGATGCCATTTCGATAAAAACCATACCAGGAGAAGATTCATTAAAATCCGCGTAAGTATCTGGAAAATATGTTTTGGAATATTCAATTAAATTTTGTCTTAAAGTATCAAAATCTTTACCTACATAATTTATATTCTTTGCGGTTCCAAATGTTTTTTTATTGCTATTAATTGCCATTTATTTTACTAATTATTTATATTTACTTTTACTAATTCTGTTAAATTTGGGTTTGATGATAATGCGAATGAAATTTCAATACCAATTCTGTTACTATCTTTTTTTTCATTTCCATAATCAACAAATATCTCATTAATTGTTAAATAAGGTAACCACTTTGAAACAGCATCTATAATACTTGTTTCTACTTTAGTATCAATATCACCATCCACAATTGGTTCAAATAATAGATTCCATATATCACAACCAAATTCAGGTTGTGCAATTCTTTCACCTTTTTTAGTCATCAATAGATTTGTAATATTGTCTTTTGCTTGAGTTAAAGTTGTATAATTAACGGCAAAAATACCACCCTGATTAGAAGATTTGTTTATACCAATTCCTAATATTTTGTAATCATTTTCTTTTAAATCCGTTACATTAAATTTACCTAACTCTATTGCCATTATTTAAATCTTTTAACTAATTCGGTATAATCTCTTGATAATGCTTTGATGACAGCATCTGCACCCGCATTATCGGTACTAGGTAGTTCCTGTTGAGGGGAATTTGTATTTGTATAATCAAGTGTTTCCCAATCTTCTTCCATAGTTTGTTGTGGTTGTAACATATCCAATACACTACCACCACCATTTATATCACCAACATTTCCTTCTGCTCTATGTGCTGCAGTAAATGGTTGGGTCATATTTAAAATTTCATTTATCATTGGGTCTTTTGTGAATTCCCTTTGTGGTTTTTGTTGTTGAATCGGTTGTTGTCTTTTAACCGGTGTGGGAGTAACTTCTGTCATTTCTCTTAATGATGGAGTAGATGGTTTCTTTTGTGAGTTTAATGTAACTACACCAGATTTAATTAGTTTAACAAGTTCTTCTTTTACTTGTGTTTTAACTTCGTTTTTAACAACTTCTTTAATTAAAGTTAATAAAATGTCTGATTTCATAATAATTGTTTTGTATATGTTTAGTAATAAATATTTGATTTAATAATTTATCCCACACCTGGTATTTTTGGTGTGTTTATTTTTATATTTGGCATTTTTAATGTTGGTTTTGGTAAATTTGGTAACGATATCGATAACGAAGCCAATAAATCTATTGCCGATAATATTGGTAGTTCCGGTAACTCCGGAAACGTTGGAATTTCAATACTCCCTAAATCAACTTCCGGTATTTTAACCGTCATTGGAAAATCAGGAACAGAAGGCCCCGCCATAACTTGATATGAATTCCAAGTTATTATAGCAGGTGCAGGTGGTGCAGGTGGAGGATATTGTGCCATTACAGACATATTACCACTTACACCCATAAGATGCATTTGAGCCAACATTATAAATGGGTCAATCATTATATTTGTTTTTGTACTCCACATTAAATTTGGAGGTATAAAATTAATAAAAGGTGGGTTTGGTATTAGACCTTTTATTTTATCATATGCCATTACTTTTATTTCTTCTTTGGTAGGAGTTTTTATTTTTATTTGTGCCAATAATTCCTCTTTTGTTGGAAGGTTTGGTATTTCTATTCCAGGTAATTCTATTTCTGGTTTAATACCATTTATAGTATCTTTTACAAACTTTTTAATTTGAGGTAAAGTTGGTTTGGGGTTTGGAATAGAATCTAACAAAGCAACTACCATTTGAACATATTGATATATTGGTGTAAGTATCATATCTTCAATTGGTGGTATAATTAATTTTTCAATTTCTTTAATTGCCGTTTCTAATAATTTTTCTTTTGTTTCTTCTATTATTTTTTTTCTACTTGGTAGTTTTGGAAATTCAAACTTTAAAGCTTTTTTAATTTGAGCTCCAATAGCTGGTTTTTTCTTTTTAGCCTCTTTTAATTTTTTTACAACTTCTACCGCCTGTTTTACTACTGGATGATTTTTAATTTTATTATCAACAGGTTCTTTTTTTAATATTTTCTGAACTGTCTCATATACATTTATAGTAATATCAGGTATTGGTGGAATACTTGAAATTGTTATTGTTTGTTTTTTAATTTCATCTTCTAAACTTTTTAAAACTTCGACCAATGCTTTATGTATCGTTGCCGTTAAAGATAGTGTAATCGGGTCGGGCCCAATATTCATAATGGTTCCAGGTGCAGGTGGAGTTGATGTCCATCCTCCCGGTTTTAATAAGAAATTTGGTATAGGTGACATTTCTGCACCCAACCAATATGCATCAAATGCTGCAGGATATAATTCCGATAGTACATTATAGTTTTCTCCAACACTATCAGTTCCTTTTTTAAATGCAGCTTTAATTGCATCGGACATTCCTTTTACATTACCATTGATAACATTGACACCATATAACATATCACCACCACGTTTTATACATTTATCATATTCATCCGCATAAAAATCAGCAAAAGAATCAGGGTCAGCTTTAAATTGTCCCGTAACCATTGCGGTTAAAACATTCAATTTAAAAATAGCCCACATATTATTTACTTAAAAAGTTTCTTGAAGATTGTATTTTAGATAACTTGGCTTTAATCATTTTGAATACCATAACATTGTGAGAACCAGCTGATGTAGGGCCCACAGGTGTAGCAAAAACCATTGCACACATTTCATCAATCAATTCATTCATTATTTGTATCAATTCACCGGCCAATACCATTCTTTGAACATCTGCACCTGCACCTCCGGGTTTGCCCACTTTACCGACATACACAACTCCACTTGCATCTGAATTTAATACAATGTTTTTATTAGTATGTAGTATGATATCTTTATTTGAATGTGCATATATTTCTTTAGCGGAATCTATTGTATATCTACCATCAGTAATTACACCAGTATTTCCTTTACCAAATATAATAAACTCACTAGCTTTTGCAGATAAAAGTATTCTATCCGAATTTATAAAAAGTTGATTGCCTTTTAAATCTTTTGAATTTGGATATTCGGTAAAAGCAACTTTTTGTTTTTTTATCGTTTCTTTAAATGGAATTTTAACTTTTCCAGAAGTAATATAAACTGATGTTCCGTCTAAATCTATACTCTCATCAACTAATGTTCCAATCTTTTCAGAATCTAATGATGGATTTTGTTTATTACGAATGAATATAGATGGAGAAGGTGTACCTCCTGTTGGGTTTCCTGTTTCATCAACACTTTCATCTTCTGTTAAAAAAAATTCTGAAAATCTTATTGTATTTCCACTTCTACCGGTTATAATGGTATCTCCTTTTCTTGGTCTTAGAAATTTAATTTTTTCGTTTACCTTATAATCAATTTTTTGAGAAATTTGTTTTGGTTTTTCCGTATTTGGTGTTCCAGTATTTTTTACCTCATTATAATTTTGACTTTTTGTTGTATTTGTTGAATTTTCTACATTTCTTTCTTTACTCTTTTCAGAAGTTTTATAATCTTCTCTATAATTTGGATATTGTGTAATTGTATATGGAAGCCAAAAAAATTCATTTTCATTTTGAATAATAAGAACAGTTTCTCCTTCAATTGGGAATGTTATATTATTTTTGTCAAATGGGAATGCATAGTTTTCTAATTTTTTAGGTGTATTTCTAACAAATTCAATTGCACCCAAAAATCTAGTATCATTTTCTACAAAGTTTTTATTATCATTATAAAATTTTGTATAATCATCTATTACACTTCCAGACATTGGATATTTAGGCCACTTGTCATCATATTTAATATAAACTTTTTTAACTGATGCTAAAAATGATTCCATTATAATTTAGTTTTAATTTCTTCAATTTCTATTTCCAAATCTCCCATTTTTTCATTTGCCTTTTCTTCTACTGCGTTAATTGTATCTTCCATATCTTGTAGTAATTGTGTTTTTTCATGTTCACTCAACCAACCATCTTCACCAATACCCTTAGCTTCAGCAGCTGCCAATCTTTGAGCAATTGTTGCAAGTTTAATTAAGTGGTCATCGTTTTTAACCGATACCTCAATTAAATCTTTTATGATAGGTGCAATTACAGTTGCTTCTCCTACATTTTTAATTAATTTACGAAGGGATTCAATTAATTCAGAAATGTTTTTCTTTTTAACTTGTTGATTATCGTATATATCTTTAAATAATGATGATAAGTTTTTACCATCAAATAATTGGAATTCGTTTGCCATTTTATGTGTTTATGTATTAATAATTATTTACTTATTAAAAACTTACCTAAAACTAAGTAATCCATATCACAATTATTAAATGTCCAAATTGCTTTTTCTGGGTCATTTGTCATTGTGTGGTCTTTTAAGTTAAATGATGTATTCAATAGAATGGGGGTTCCTGTTAGTTTTTCGAACTCCTTTAATAAGTCATAGTAAAGTGGGTTATCTTCTCTTTTAAGTGTCTGTATCCTTGCAGAATTGTCAATATGGGTTACTGATGGGATGTTTACATTTCTTTTAACTTGTACCACTTGATTCATATATGGAACATCCTCTTCCGATAGGAAATATTTTTGATAATCTTCAATTGTAACGGTTGGAGCGAATGGCCTAAACATTTCTCTCTTTTTGACAACTTTATTAATTCTATCTCTAACATTTGATAAATGAGGATTAGCTAATATAGAACGATTACCCAATGCTCTTGCACCAAATTCAGTTCTTCCTTGGAACCAACCTACTATACCACCCGATTGAATTAATTTTACAACTTCTTTACACAACACTTCATTGGTATCATACATTACAATATTAGTTCCACGTTTTCTTTTTTGTAGTATGATTTTAAGTAATTCAGGGCCACTCCATTCTTCACCTAAATATGGAGATTGATTATCACCACCTTTTATTTTTGGATTACCAAATGTTTGATGGTAATGGTATAAACATGCTCCTATTGCAGAACCACTATCAGATGGAGCAAATGGAATCCAAACATTTTTAATTGATGTATATTTTTTTAATTTACCATTGGCGGTTCCATTGTATGCACAACCACCACCCAATACTAAATTCTCACAATCCCAAATATTTGTAACTTTGTTTATAGTATAATATAACATTGATTCGTACCATCTCTGTAATGATGCAGCTAAGTCTTTATGACATTGTTCTATCGGTTCATCTTTAAATCTTGGCGGGAATCCAATTAAATCAATAAGTTTTTGGTTAAACATATCATTATCGGATGTTTCCCATGTAAAATAAGACATATCCAATTTAATAATATCAAACAAATGTCCAATACTTGCAATATTATCAAATATATTGTGATATCTTTGTTTTTCACCATATGGTGCCAATCCCATAACTTTGTATTCACCTTCGTTTGGTTTGAACCCTAAATAAGCAGTGAATGCAGAATAAACCAATCCTAATGAATGTGGAAATTGTAATGTTTGTATTGTATGAAATCCCGTATTGTCACACATTGTTGCATGCATGGTATTAAACTCACCTACACCATCAATTGACAAACCTATTGCTTTATCAAATGGTGATGTGTAGTAAGATAATGCTAAATGTGAATGGTGGTGTAATGAATATAAAATTTCTCCATTATATCCAATTGATTCCAATATTCCTTTTAAATTACCTTCATTTTCCTTCCAACTTTTTTGAAACTTTTTCCATTTGATAGGATATCTTAAACCAAACCATTTACCAATTGTTTCTTTAACTCTATCAAATTTTAATTGTGGATTTTCATACCAACAAACCATATCAACTTCATCAATTGTTATTTTTGTGTATTCTAAACACCATTGAATTGCCTTAAACGGAAAAGAACTATCATGTTTTTCACCAGATAGTTTTTCTTCTTCAATTGCACATATAACTTTACCATCTATAACCAATGTAGCTGCAGAGTCGTGATAAAATGCTGATAAGCCTAATTGTATCATTTTTAAATTTTTATATCACCATCTCTATCAAATTCATTATATAATGACATTTGTCTTTCTTTCATTTTGTTGACAACTTTGGTAATATAATGAGTAGGATGTCCGGTCATTTCCCTAATAAGTAGATATAATGATTTTTTATTAAAATTTTCTATGTAATTAGCTCTTCTAAATAATTCCAATACAGAATCTGCTATTTGCATATCTCTTTTCTTTGGAAAATAGTTTTCTAAGTGTTTATCCCAATATTGTAACATCCTAACATTAAATGTTCTATGTTCATCGTTTCTTTCTTCCTCTCTAAAATTATTTTCAGTATCAAATGAATCTGGTAATCCAGACATTACATCTGTATCTTTATATCTTTTATAATTTGCATTATTATTTAAAATAAGATAATTTCGTGCAACAATAGTAAAATAACTAAATGCTTTACCCTTACCCGCTTTGTACATATGAATTTTTTCAATCATAAATGCAACAACCTCCGACATTACATCTTTTGGGTCATCATCAAAGTAAGTAAACTTCCATTTATTATAAACTATCTCTGCAAGCTTATCAAATGCGGATGCAATTCGTTCTCTATATAATTTATCTTTAATAAACTGGTCATTGGTAAGATTATACTCAATGATTGCATCTTCGGTATCTTTTGGAAAATATTGTCTATTAGGGCCTCTCTTTTTTCTAATTGGCATCTTTTTGTTGTTTGAATTTTTCTATTGTTTCTTTGATTTGATAAAATATAGAACCAACTTCATCATCCTTCTCAAACATTTCACGACTATCAATTTGTCTTAATGCCTCCAGTAATGCTTCGTTTCTTTCAATTTCCGTTTGTATAAATTTTTGTGTATCTTCGTATGTATCTTCGTATTTTTCTAATTTTTTAAGAAGATTGTAAACTACATATAGTAATGTAATTATAAGTAATGTGAGTATTGTATATATCATATTAAACGATTTCGTATCCTTGTAAAAATAATTTATTTGCATTTTTGAATTTAACTTCGACCAATTCACCTTCTTTAGATTTCATTACAATTTTTTCATTTCTACCAAAATCTACTTTTTTTACTACCTGTGTCGTATAAACTCTATCTTTGATTGTAAATCCATCTAAATGGTCAATTTCGTGTTGAACAATAACTGTCATCATTGTTTCTTTTGATATTGATTCATTTGCTTTATCACCTTCTGGATTAATTTCAAATGTTAACTCACCTAAGTTATCAGTATCAATTACAACTTTGCAAGCTCTAATAGTTCTTGTTGGTTTTGAAAGTGATGAGGGAATAGATAGGCATCCTTCCATAAAAAGAAATCCTTCTTTAGATTTTTCTTTTATCATTGGATTTACTAAAAACAATTCTTCTTCACCAAATTTAATATAACAAGCTCTCTTTTTAATACCCAATTGAGTTGCTGATATTCCTAAACCTGGATACTCATTTAGTCCTTCTTCTAATTGTTTTCTTAACTCATCTGCTTCTTGTTGAGTTATTTCTGACTTTAATACAGGAGTTTTAAGATACTCCGTAAACTCTTTTGTTGTTAGTCCGTTAGACCCCTTATCAACTATTAATTTCATATTTTATTTTTTTAATCCGTATTTAATCCACTTATACCAAACTCTTTCGTGAATATAGTATTGTATGGGTTTATAAATCAATTCTGCTACTCCAAATGCTGCTCCAACTTTAATTGAACCACTTATCAACCACATTAATAAGAA